GTCTAATAAATTTGGTTGGAACTTTGATTTAACAATTATACCCACAGATAAATTAGTAGAAGATTTTAAAAGACTTGCTTCAAAATATGATTGTCGTAAGAAGACACAATTTGAAAATACATTTGCGTATATGTATATGTTTCCAAAGATAAAAGAGAAATATGTTGCGATGGGTATGGGTGTAGACATATGGTATGGGTCTAGTAAGAAAGTTGCCTTACATTATAAAGAACCAAAGTCAAAGTTTGATGCGTGGCGTAAAGAATACTTTGACCAA